CCCGAAAATCTCACGATCTCCGGAGGGCTTGGCTTGGCTTTGTGGGTGAGGGTTAGACAATTACTTTACAGCATCACATAGCTTTATCTTGAATTCATAATCCCTACCAAGTTCGAACGTCCTCGCAAAACATCTTGCGTAGATCTCAATTTCACCTTGGCTCAGTTCATGGGGCAAGTTTACAAACGAAAGTGCATTCCATGCCTGTACGCAAAGCTTGTCAATTTCGGCCTTGTCCAAATAGGAAAGGTAGTTTTCGAGTTCGTGCCGGAGCTTTTCGTATGCGTTCATTTAATGCACCTCGATTTTGAGCTCTTTGAGCCTTTTAGTAACCGCATCGGTTACAGCTTTCATGATCTGCTCGGGGTCTGCACCTTTGCCCTCTGCAAGAATCTTCACGGTTTCCTGCATGGCCGTTACCTCTGCATACAGCTTCAACACGTACTCATACGTCCAGTGTGCGCAATTGTACATGTTGAGGTTGTTTTCCTTGTCGTATGCGCTGCCTTGCCACACGTAGCTGGCACATGCTGCTGCGATCTTCTCTATTTGCTCGTCTGTCATGGTATCATCTCCATTTGCTAGATCTACCCATTGTTCACGCGATATATAGGCAACGTCTGCATCTAACCTGCTCGCGTATGTGTCCAAATACATGTTGCTCGTGAATTGCCACATTATGCAGCTATCCCACGGGGCTATGCTATAGGGGAATTCTGGGGCTGCATCGAAACTGTAATATGCTTTCGCGTAGGGGTATCCTGCTACCCATAGTGGCACATAATTGGCCAACCATGAACCGTCAAACGTTGCGCACATGCTTGCGGACATGTAGAGCACGGGAAACATCCCGCTCAATTCGTGAAATTCCCATGCGAACGATTCGCACCATTCCACGTCATTTTCGTTGGTGGTTTCGTAATCGAGTACGGGCAAACCGTAACCGATTAGACCCTTGCAGGTTTCGTAAAAGAACTGTGCTTCCGCTTTTGGGTCGTTTTCGCGTGCGAAGTGGTAGAAACCGAAAAGCTTTCCCGATTTTCTACAATCGGTTGAAAACTTGTCGAAAGTGCTGTCTACGTAGCCAAGCCCTTCAGTGGCTTTGAATATCACGAAATCGACGTTAAGGGTCGAAACGTCTAGATCTTGCTGGTAGCTTGAAACGTCTATTCCGTACATTATTTTTCGTCCATGTACTTCACGATCAATTCCAGCGTTGCATTGATTTTCGTTATAGCTGCGGTAATGTCCTGGATTGTCTTGTTATACAGGTAGAAAAGCCCGCAACACGCTACGATTGGAAAGCCAACGGTACTGATGACCGTTGCAATTTCAGTAATTGACGATTCCATATTATCCTTCTTTCAACGGTCGGCCCGCTTTGCGTTCGCTTTCTGCATAGGCTTTGACCGATTTTTCGATGGGCCTTTGCGTCAGCCCATGCCTTACGCTTGCAATTTTACCATCTTTTATAAGACGGCACACGCGCTGCCTGGACACGCCAAGATAGTCCGCTGCGCTTTCAACGGTCATAAGCGGCTCATATGCCGTGAACTGTGCTGGAAGTTCGTAAACGTTCTTTTGCGCGTCATACCGCATGGTGACAAGCTGTCCCGTGATGGGATTGACGAACGCAAGATCTAGCCCCTCTTTATATGCTTCAACCGGAAGCCCTGTCATCGGGCTTGTTATCGTGATATTTTTCATGTATCAACCTTTCATATATTCGTTTATAATGTAAACAAATTCTACCAATGGGAAAGGGGTAAATCAAATGGCACGAAAAAGAAAACCGTCAGATGATGTATATAACGCACGTAGGCGCTTGAAACGACAAGCGGAACGATACAGGAAGCAAGCTGCTAGCGCATCGCCTGGAAAGGCTGCACGCTTGCAGCAGCAAGCCAAGTATCTGGAATCTCAGGCCCAAAGGCTTTACAAAGGCGCTGACACACCCGCACGGCAGAAAAAGCTCATAGCTGAATCGTATAGCGCCCTGGAAGGTTTGAAAAAGGACAAGGCGAAACGTAGGGATATTGAAGCACGCGAGATCATGAAAACCAATGCCGGCAAGCGCATTTATGCCGCTACCACGTCCATTTGGGAAGATTCCGATTATCCTACACGCGAACAGGCGCTAATTGAGTATTTCGGAGTTGATGACCTCATGGGCGTTATCGAACTGTTCGAAGAGAAGCTAGGCGGTGCATTGTATGAAGATATGGAAAGCAGGGACGCATACGAGCAGGTAGCGTTGCAGGCAATTCTAGCTTTCAACTTGCAATGAGACGCAAGCGCAAACAATACAAGATAATAGGCGCATACGATAGCGAAACGACGAACATCAAAGAGGAGCTAAACTACAAGGCTTTCCCTATATTGCATCAGCTAGGGCTTTTGCAATGTGAGCTGACAGACGTGACGAGCGCGAACGTTGAGCAACAGGTAAGCATAGAACTTTACCGGCACACGTTCGAGCTTTGCGCAAGGCTTGACGATTTGGTCAATACGTCGTTCGACTATGTGCCTGTAATCGCATGCCATAATCTCTCGTTTGACATGTACCCGCTTGCAGAGTGGCTAAACTCGCATGACGTGCGCGTGCTTGCAAAGTCTAGGCAAAAGCCCATCACGTTTACCATCCTGGACGAGAACGGCAACGCTAGGCTAGTCATATGGGATACGCTCGTATTTTCGCAACAATCGCTAGAAAAAATGGGCATAGACTGCGGCTATTCAAAAGGCGTGGGCGAATGGGACTATAACCTTGTTAGAACGCCTGAAACTCCATTGTCTGCCCTAGAGCTTGACTATGCAAAGCGCGATATCTACACGTTGCTATCATGGCTTTCCTGGTGGCTGCGTAGAAACCCCGATATAGAACCGCAAAAGCTCGGGCTTAACGTCGTTACCAAAACGGGCGTGGTACGCGAGCGCATGCGCGTGCGGTTCGACCAATTGAAGGGAAATGGGGCAAAGTACAATGTCGGCCGCTTCTGGATGTTCCAGAACCGAACCGAAGCACCAAAGACCGATGACGAGCTTTTCACGATGCATGCATGCACGCGAGGGGGCTTCACTTTCTGCGCTTCAAAGGCTGCTAGCATACCCTATGATCTAGTAGATTCGGATATGGTGGTTGCAGGTTTCGACGCGACAAGTCAACACCCGGCGCAAATGGTAAGCCATAGATATCCCATGCAGTTTCACGAGACGAGCACGGAGCAGCTAGATCTAGCGTTCAAAGTGGTTTCTCGTCTGACGGTTAAAGACGTGCTTTCGAAATGGTGCAAGCCGTTTCCCGTCGCTTTCAACGCATGCTTTACCTTTACCGGATTAAGGCCGAAAAAGCGGAGCATATTCAAGAAACACGGGGTATTCCCCTTGGCTAGCGCGCGTTTCCAGAACTTGAAATACGAACCTAATGAAGATAACGCGCAATACGATATCATGCGCGACGAGCTACAGGAACGGGGATATAGAGACAGTTGCATCAATCCAGAATACGCTTTTGGCAAGCTGGTAAGGGCCGATAGCGTGACGGTGTACATAACGGAGCTGACGGCCTGGGAAATATTCCAATGCTACGAATGGGACAGCGTGACCGCTGAACACGGCTATTTGACCATGAAATTTTGCAGACCTACTGACATGAGCACTATTTCCGTCATGCAATTTTACAAGGCAAAGAACGTGTTCAAGCAAGCCCGTCATGAATATCTGACCACGGGGACTATAGCCAAACCAAACGACCTGCTAGCGGTTTCCATTCCCGAAAACACAGTTTCGCGCATGGTCAATGGTTCGCTTTCCGATGCGGAATGCGAGCTTGTCTATCTTGGCTTGAAAGCTGACCTGAATAGCTTGTTTGGTGTCAACGCTACGAATGAATATCGTAGCAGTACCATTTTAGGGACAGCTGGAATAGAGTACACGGGCGAAGTAGGCATCTCATGTGCTCCGAAAAACCCCAAAGCCTGGTATCAGTTTGGGCAGAGAATCGTAGGATGGTCAAGAATCGCGCAAATATGCATCATGGAGCTTGCGGCCCCTCATGTGAAAGCAATAGTGAACGGTGACACGGACTCAGTTAAATTCCTCATGAAAGAAAGCAAGCTTGATGTATTGCAATCTGCATTGCAGCGTTACGCTGACGCGCTCGATCATGGCAAGGAAACGACGTGCAAGCGCGTTAAATCCATATACCCGCGCTATTATGACAGCCTGGACGGCATCGGCGCGTATGTGCTCGAATTTACATCTAAACGCTTCTGCGCGTCCTGGAACAAGGCATACTGCACGCACGACCTAGACCCGCGCACGCAACAGCGTAAATTCGCCTTTACGCTTGCAGGTATTCCAACCAAGGACAGAAAGCAAGGTGAAAAGACCGTTAGACGTGTTAACAGCTTTGCAGACGAGCTCTATAGAAAAGGGCTCAGCTTCGAGCAGATTTGCAACCTGATACTAGGGTATAACGTCACGGTGCACCATAGCGTTACCGGATTGAATGCACGGAGCTTTCCAGCCTGGACGAGCAGCTACCTAGCACGGGTGAAGGATTATCTAGGCAACACGGCATTGGTTGCCGAACCGTGCGCACTTGCAATATATCCCATGGACAAGATAATAAACAGCTTTGCATCGCTCGATAACAGGTGCAACTATGCGCATGCGATAAAGAACAATCCTGACGTGAACAGTGACAATGTTATTCTATTCTTGGACAAGAAAGGAAAGGCAAGATATGAAAGATTCTGAAATGAAAGTTTTTGAATGTGAATACTATACAGTGAGAGCACATAAGCATAGTTGTTTCTTTTGTTCACACTGTACAGATATTTTTTACGACTATACAAATGGTCCGTATCTTTTTATTTGCGATATCGGCCGTGATATTGAAACTGCATTTAAGGGACAATGTAATAAATTCGAGGATGATACAGTATGACCTTCTATGATTGGCAAGCTACCTTTTCACGGCAAACTGGCACACAGGGTGAATTCTGCATCGTCATAGGTGGCAAGGGCATTGGAAAGACTTTCGGTCTGCGGATGCAATGCGTGCGCGATTTCATAAACAAAGGTTCGCGGTTCGTAGAGCTATGCCGCACCAAAGACGAGTGCAAGGCTGTTATGGTTGGCTATTTCGACCGTTTGCAGGACTGCGGGTATTTTACCGAATACGTGTTCAAAACTGAAAAGAATGCAGGGTACATTGCGCTCAAACCTGCGGACGAAAGCGACAAACCAAACTGGAAACTATGCTGCTATTTCGTGGCGCTAACAGTGTTCCAGCGCGAAAAGAAACGCACGTATTCGAACGTCAAGCGGGTCATATTCGACGAAGCAATTATTGACGCGAAAGACCGCTATCACAGATATCTTCCAAACGAGTTTTTCATACTTGCCAACATCCTGGATTCGATATTCCGCGAGCAGCCTAACGACAAGCCCGTATACAGAGTGTATCTGCTAGGGAATTCATGCAACCTGGTCAACCCGTACCTACAGCATCTAGGGGTAAATACAGCCCCTAGATACGGCTACAGCTTCTATAACGACAAGCACACGTTGCTTCACTACGTAGAGCCTACGGATGCTGCAGAGCGCGAGCAGAACACGCTCGTGGGCCGCATGCTCACCGGTACGGCAGAAAGCGAAATGGTGTTCGGTAACAAGTTCGACGTTGGCAATGAGGGCGACATTGCCCAGAAGCCCAGCAACGCGAAGTTCGCATACGGGCTGCGCTACCTTTCGCGCGAGTTCGGGATATGGCACGACCTGAAAAACGGCTACATATACGTAACTGACAAGATTCCCAAAGGTTCGAAAAGCACCTACGCGCTTACCAAACGCGACAAGACGCTAGACTATGCGCTCATTCAAAGAAATTCAAACCTCATGAAAGCCCTTGCAAACATCGCATGGGCTGATGGGCTACGTTATCAGGACGTTGCAACGCGCGAAACTTTCTGGAAAGTGCTCGAATTGGTAGGCGTTCGCTAAAAATAATCGTTGACACGCGCAACGATACGCGATAGCATCTTTTGCAAGGGAAACGGCACGCTTTTAATTATCGGACTAACATATCTGCTGCGTGTGACTCCTAACCTTGTGGTGTGCCTGCCGTTTCCCTTTATGGAAAGGGGAAGTAATGCAAGAACGGATGATATGCGAGATAATCCTCGCGCTCATGGCAGTTACGTACTTTGCCGGGGCAACCTACATTTACAAGAAAGTCTCAGACATGCTCGAAGAGATCAAAGCGCTTGCAATGCGTGGAGATAAAAGGGAAAGGCCACGAAGGGAAAGGGGAAGAAATGAAGCGCACCTGTAAAGTGTGCACCTTCTGGTCATATCAACGACGGCTAGTCCAACACCCGTGGGCTATCAGCATTGATGTGATCAGGTGCAGAGGTGACGATATCTGCAAGAAGGGCTTTTGCCTGTCGGTAGTGATCTACCAAGACCAGATTGAACCGCGAGGGGCTAGCGTCGAAGAATACATACAGACGAGCACGTTGGCAGAGTTGGAAAACCACTTTGCAACCTGGTTTAACGAACTTGGGATAGAGTTCACGACGGCAGACCTAAAGCAGATATCCGATTTCATTGGAGACATTCTGCAATCGAATTTCCGATATGCAGAGTTTTTCGAACCTGAATGCACTTTCGTGAAAGGACAAAAGAAATGACTGAACAAACTACCGCAATCGCTACCGTGTCCACGATGCTTTCCGCTGAAGCCGGAACGACTTTTTGCAGCATCCAACCGAACGGTGACCGCGAAACCGCGAAGCGCGTCTATAACGCTATGAACGACCCCGAATTCCGTATCGCCGATTTCATTAACAAGACGATCGAAGTCGAAAACGTGCTTTTGGAGATCCGCGACATCCTCAACGAGGAAAGCGGCGAGATCTCGCGTGTTCCCCGTGTCGTGCTCATCGACGCAGAGGGCAAGGCGTATCAAGCAACGAGCGTTGGCATGTTCAACGTCGTGAAAAACGCCTTTGCCGTGTTCGGCCCCGCGCCCTGGACTCCGGCGCTCAAGATGCATATCAAGCAGAAAGCCGTCAAGAACGGCTCCATGCTCACGGCAACTATTGAATAGTGCTACAATTATCGACGGTGACGCTATAGGCGCTTTCTTTCGGCGCGAGATTCAGAGACAGGCACCCGTGAAAGGGGCTGACCGCGCATCGGCTGCCAACCGGCTTGAATCGTCTATAATCCGTTGCCGTTCCCTTTCCTTGGGGCTTGTGTCCCGCCCGCCCAATGCGGCCCTGGACGCAAGCCCCATTCTCATACAGAAAGCAGGTAACAATCATGGCTAAGGAAAAATTCTGGATCCGCACGAACAGCGGCCCTAAATTGGTAGAGGGCTACAAAGAGCCCTTTTTGGATTATGCAGGACGTGAAGCGTTCGTGGGCGTGTTCAAAGCCGACAAAGACCATTGGAACGTTTCTTGCTTGCAGACGGGCTTCATGCTCAATCAGGCAAGCACGAAAAAAGACGCAATAGCGAAGTTTCATGAGATCTACGAAGCGAAGTACAACAAGCTGCTCAGAGAAGAAGGCAAGAAAGATAGCTATATTTCCCGCATGACCAAGGAATTCTGGGACATGGTGGAAAGCAAGAAGGCAGCGGAAAAATGAATGAATACGCAACCATTGAGCATTACGTCAATAACGTAATAGGCGAAATAACAGAGCGTGACGTTGAGCAGGTTTCCGAAATGCTATACAAACTTGGATGGGAAAAAGTAGAGACATGCTATCCGATTAACGAGTATCACGAATTACACGGCACAGACTGCCCCGCCTGGAAATGCTCTGTTTGCGGTGACGAATTCCCCGCAGAATCTAATTATTGCTCCAATTGCGGCTCACGTGTCGATAAGGAAAAACTACGCACATATCCCGATATTTAGAAGTGAAACGAGGTTAACAATGAGCGGTAACGAAATCATGCAGGGCGAGAATTTGCAGCCGACTCGCTCAACTGGCAGGTATAAAGGCGAGCTGATGGGAGGGGAGAAATGAGTGCAGCCGACACAACCAGGGTCTGCCCGATATGCGGCGACGAGCTTCACTTAGACAACTTCGTGGTTGCCGACGTATGGAAGGACAACCGAAAGCAGCAGCTGTCCGTGTGCCGCCATTGCGCATACAAGCAGCGCGAGCGGAAATGGGCACGTCCGCGAGACGAGTTCAAGAGATTGAAGGGGCTGTGAGCGAATGACCGAGTTGAAACCATGCCCGTTCTGCGGGGGCGAAGCGGAAACGCTAACAGCAGAGAGTATGTACGGTGGCTATCTGTTCGGCATCATGTGCAACGACTGCTGTTCACGTGGAGACATTTACGACACCGAAGCCGAAGCCATCGAAGCATGGAACACGCGAGCTGTGGAGACATGCAGCGTGGTTGCATCCTATTCGCCGAGCGACATGAACGAAGATGACGAATGGTACTTCGCGTTCTCGTGCGGTCACGAGCTGTACTGGGACGAGCCAGAGCCGCCTAGCTTCTGCCCTGACTGCGGCGCGAAGGTGGTGGAGTGATGTACGAGATAAAGCGCGTTCAGATGCGCGGAAAACCGTTGCTGCCAATGTGCTACAACGCGAAGATTAGCCATCACGAATATCGTACCGAAACCCACGACTTCACAGGCTGCTATGGAATGTACGACATGAGGACCGAGAACCCGCTCGAAGAATGCGCGAGGTGTGGTGCGTTCGTGGGCGGCGATTTTATCGCAAGAGCTAAGGTGGTGGGCGAATGAGCGGAATCTGCGACACATGCCAGCGTTTGAAGCGCATGGGCTGCGGCCTGGCGATGGACGGCTTGAAGATATGCGACCTGTACGAGCATGAGAGCAACTACGAGAGGCTGTTCGGCACGCCCGAGAAAGCGGCGCGGACGCTGCGGAAAAATGGCAAGTGCATTCCCGATATTTAGAAGTGAAACGAGGTTAACAATGAGCGATAACGAAATCATGCAGGGCGAGAATTTGCAGCCCGAGCCTGAAAATGCTACGATTCCAGCAGATGGTAACACGGCTGGAATTGCGCAGGGTCAAAGCCCAGAAGATACGCACGACGCATTCAATACCATCATGGAGCAGCAAGCAAGCACGATAGATCTGCTCATGGAGCAAAACGCAAGGCTCCAAACCCAGATTGAAAAGCTATTGCGCTCCGGTGCCCAGATTTCGGATGGCAAGCAATCAGTCAACGAAACGCCTAGAAACCCGTTTGGTGGTTTTGGCATGAACAGCAACCTTGTTGCAGACGAAGTGCAGTCTTTCCGGGATTTGGGAAAGGAAATTGGCAAGAAGTAGAGCTTGCAAGCAGCCTTTCAGCAAATAGCGTGGTTGCCGGCAAACTCGCAACCGCGCTATTTTTGCGCAGAAAGGACGGCTGAAAATGGCAGTTCTCAACAGTACCATTCTCGAAAAAGCATGGCTTTCCGGTACTAACGACTATCAGCAGCGAATTCCGAACCCCGCTATCTCGTCTTATGCGGAACACGTAGCGGCCCTGTTCGACCCCATGAACAACGACCTGTATAACCAATTCAGCGGTATGCTCGTCGGCCTTATGGGTACTTACGTCGAATCGAAGCTTTTCGAAAACCCGCTCCGTGCACTCAAGAAGCCCGCTGCACAGTGGGGCAATACCGAGCGTCGTGTGGCCGTCAAGTACCTGCAAGCGCACAGCTACAAGGTCGATGACGAAACGCTGCTCAAGCTGGAAAAGCCCGAGTTCGTGGAATGGTTCTATTCCGTTGGCGAACCGCGCCGCTATGAGTTCTCATGGAGCAAGTACGAAATGCAGCGCGTGTTCTCGGCTGACGGCTACGGCTACGACGATCTTCTTGCTGCTACCATCTCGCAGATGTACAGCTCCGACAACTACGACGAAATGAACATCATGATTCAGATGTTCGCCGAAGCAGATCAGCGCATGGGCGGTCTTTTCCGCTACAACCTCAGCGCAGCCCCCACGACCGAAGCAACCGGCAAAGAGCTGCTTACCGGCATCCGTGCCGTTGCGGGTCGTATGAAATTTCCCACGCGCCTTTACAACCATATCCCCGTGCCGGTGTTCGAGACGGGCGATACGCTGATCTTGTGGGTTACGCCTGAAACGCAAGCAAACCTGGACGTGAACACCCTTGCAAGCGTTTTCCAGCTTGACAAGGCTGATATCCAATACCGCATCATCACGATTCCCGAGTTCCCGCTGCCGAACGTCTACGCTGCACTTACGTCCGAGGATTTCGTCTACGCGCGTGACGTTTACTACGGCATCGAACCGCCTTTCTACAATCCCGCGAACATGACGAGCAAATACTACTTGCAGCATGCCGAGATGATCGGCTTCAACCCGGCTGCTAACTGCGTGCTGTTCACGACGGATGCAGCTACTACGGTTCCCACGATTACGCAGACGGTGACTGGTATGAGTATTGGCGTTGACGAAATTGAAGTTGGGCCTGGCTTGCATAGCAACAAGCCTATTGTAGTCAGTCTGACAGGATCTGTTGATGGACCTATTAAAGTTGAGCCTAAAGCCGCAATGTTCAACATTACTTCCGTTACTCGCGATAATAAGGCAATTACATTTGACAGGGCAAAGACCTACATCGACAATCGCGGCTTTATCTATGCCGGTGACGATTTGCAGACCGATGATGTTATCAACATCGAAGCCAAGAGCGTTTACATCAATCCGTCTGGTACTACTAACGTTTACACGGCAACCGCTACCATTACCGTTGACGGAAGTGCCAATTCCATTGGCAAGTATTGTGCTGTTGAAGCAATGCCGTTTATTAGCTATGTTGATGGTACTCTCGAAGCCACTGCATCCGAATAACACGCATTAGCGCATACGTGTTACAATGAGGGGCGATTAGATCGCCCCTCTTTTTTGTCGAGGTCTGAACATGAGCGAACGTTTCCCACATTTGACGAACAACCAAAGCGACTTTCCCAATTTGGAAAGCGTAAACGTCTTTCAGTATGACAACGATTTCAACTATTCCCGGTATGACTATACGCAAATGAAAGTGACGGTTTGCACGGTGCCTTGGGACATGGGCGAAGCGCACGTAGGCAACCGCACTATAGAAGGTATCGGCAACGTTGTCGCTTTCGCATCCAAGGCCGCGCGTGATGCATGGTTTACAGCCATTCCCGATGACAAATGCTTTCGTTGGAATACCAAGCTGAAAAAGCTGCACAGGGACAATGCAATCGACGTTCCATTGCCGTTCGACGTTGCCGCACGATACAACTACGTAGCAGTCGAATATGCGCTTTTCGCTAACGACGGTTCACCCGTTCAGTATGAGGACAGCGACGGTTTGCGCAAGTGGTTTTGGTTTATCCGCGAAGTGGAATTCCTAAGCCCTAACACGACGCGCTTGCATCTGATGATAGATGCATGGCAAACGTTTATCTACGATATCCAAATTGGCGCGATGATGTTGGAGCGTGGGCATGCACCCATGTTTTCTACCACGGTCACGCAATACCTCGCAGACCCTAATGACAATTGCGCAGATCTGCTAGCCCCAGACGTGAATTACGGCAACAACGCGATAAGCAAACACCAAAGCGCGTTCGTGCTGAACGACGCTAACATGGTGTGCCTTGTAGTTTCGTCGGCTAACCCGTTTCAAGCTGCACAGTGGGGCAGCAAGGCGAACAACGATTGGAACGTGCACGCAAACGGGCATTTCCAAACGCAGGGCGTGCCGAGTCTTTGCGCTTTCGCGCTGGATCCTGCAAACCTCTCGCAATGGCTTTTCAACGTCGATGCGAACTTCCCGCAGTTCATGCAGACTATACGTGCTATTTCGTTCGTTGCCGACAAGCTGGTAACGCTGGGCAATTCGTATACGTTTGCCGGGTATTCGATCTACGAAGTAACGAGCAATTACACGCAACACGACTTGTACACGCTTGCAAAGGCAGATTTCGGCTATCCGGCAAGGTATGCAGACATTGCAAAGCTTTACACGTATCCTTACGCATACATCGAGGTAACAGACGAGAACGGCAACAAGAACGAAATACACGTGGAGGACACCAATGGCCGCTTGCAGGTCGAAACGGCTGTCAACCTTGTCTTTCCATGGCTGAACGTTGCAGCTAACCTCACAGGCGTTGGAAAGTCTGCACGTGTTGCAATCAACTTCAAGAACGTTACCGATAGGACGTTTTACGCGCAGGGCAATTGGTACGACTACGTAAGTAGTTGGCAAATTCCAACTTACGTAGTGACGCAAGACCCCAGCATAGCAAACGACTACGATACACATTTCGACCGTGCACAACAGGCGCTAGCAGCTAACAACCAATACGCGAGCGAAAACGCAAGCGCGGAAACTGCACAATCTAACTCTGTAGCCAACGCAAACACGGCAGTTGCAAATACTGCATTGCAAGTCGCAGCAAACAGCGCGAACAACAGCGCGAACAACACCTATCAGCTATCAGTAAACGATGCTGACAGGTTGCTCAACAACAATCAGGCGAGCGCAGCCAATGCCTATATCCAAGCTAGCGTTAACAACGACGTTGAAGCGGCAAACGCGCAAGCGGCAATTGGAGCAGCAAGCGCAGGTGTGAGCGCAGCGGCTAGCGCACTTTCGAGCCTTGCAACTGGCAACATTGCCGGGGCTATAGGCTCTGCAATTGGTGGAGTTGCAAGCGTTGGAAGCACCATTGCATCTAACAACGTTGCCGTTAACCTGAAAACAGACCAAGCTACCGTTGCGAAAGCATCGAACAATACGAATGCTTCACAATCCAATACGAACATGAACAGCAAGAACACGGCATGGGCAACTAATGCTAGCGCGTTGACCATGAACGCAAACGATCTTGCAGAGGGAACGACCGACAACAGCGCAGCAACGGAAATAGCAAACGCTGGACGTAACTACACAACGGCTACAGGTAACGCAGGGCGAACGCTCAACACGGCAACCAATGCCATTACGAACCAGATAGCGCAAGCTGGACTAGCAGACGCTAGGGAATTTGGACAAGCTGGAAACGGTGAAAACGGTACTACTAGGCCAATGGGCTTGTTTGCAAACGTCGTAACGCAAAACGACTACGCAATCAGGCGAGCAGGTGACGAGTTCTTACGTTACGGTTATATGTATGGTGGTATATGGCCGTTCGATGGCAATTGGAACATGGGCGAGCACTTCACCTATTGGAAAGCAAGCGACTTCTGGATTACAGGGCTTTCCGTGCCAGATATGTACGTTGACCGTATCAGGTTCTTTCTTTTCGGTGGTGTTACCGTATGGAGAAACCCCGCCGATATTGGCAACGTGTCGATTTACGAAAACATGTAGAAAGGCTGACAATGGACGAGTTCACCGAACACGAGCGCAACACGATAAACGACATTTACAGACGCGAATTTAAAGATATGACCCCTGACGAAGTGCAACTTTTGCTCAGGTGGAATACTGCACAAGCCAAAAACGACGAGCTGGTAAAAGCTGAAATTGACAACATGCAAGCACTATACGCATCTCAGATAGAGGAATCGCGCAAGACCGAGGAAGCGGCAAGGCGCACGCTTTCAGAGCTTAAAGACGCTGCAAAGAAGCGTCTTGCAGCAATCGAGGGGTAACTATGGGCAAGAAAAACAGAGAAAAAAAGAGTCCTTTTTTCGGGGACAACTACTTTCAAAGCGCGAACTTCAACCAAAGGGTATTTGCGCTTTACTTGGAGCAGCTCGTCTCTCTGGCTATGAACCGCTTTCGCTGGACGGGGCTACCGAGCACGTGCGACGAACGCTTTCTAGAATGGGCGTTGCTCAAAAACGGACTTGCGACGGTCTGCTATAACAAAGACTTTCCCGATGTTTGGCAAAGCTTAATTGCTATGCCCCATGGTGAGTTTGATGCATACGGCAACGCTACAGCATGGACGGCAACGGGCTTTGATTCGAAAACGCACTATGAGGTAACACCGGATAACGGTGTATTGTGCTACTACTCGCAGACTCGCGTAAACCCATGGAATGCTATCCAGATCTTCGCGCGAAAGCTGACGCACTACAGCCGGACGGAAGATATCAACTTGTCGCATCAACACAAGCCCAAGCTTTACATTGCACCACCCGAAAAGAAAATGGAGCTAATCAACGTTGCAAAACAGGTCGAAGGTTACGAACCTGCTATCTTGACGAGTGATGGGTTCGACTGGAAAGAAGCGATACAGGTCATTGATACGGGCGTGCCTCTCGAAGTTGAGAGCCTGGCCCGAGGACAGCTAAACGTGCTCAATCAATACCTCATGTACATTGGTATTCCCCACCTAGCTTTCGAAAAGGGCGAGCGCATGATTGAGGACGAAGCACGGGCAAACACGGCCCCTACCAACATCATGCTGCTAAACTGCCTGAAAGCAAGGCGCAAGATGTGCGAAGATGCACGGGCTTTCGGCTTAGATTTGCACGTCTATTTCAATGACGATTGGGAAAGCTACAACTTCAACTATGTCAACAACATCGAGAGCATGGCACAAGATGGATTGATTGGAGGTGTTGAAAATGAACTTTGATTACTGCAATTGCGATTGTGACAGCCTGGACGTTGACGAGCTGGTAAGCTTCACCGGTAAACCACGATTTAAAGCGGTTTACACGATAACGCTTGCAGAGCTGATAGACGTAGGAATTTTCGACTGGTCGAAAGACTATCTCAATTGGAGCGCTTTTGCATACGATAGCGCACAGTATGAGCGCGTCTGCCAATACTTTATCGACCGTTTCTATTACCGCGAAATAAGCATGGAGCCATTCAAGATATGGGCTAATTTCCTCACGCGCAAAATCAAGTACGAGCTGATGCCAAAATACAAGATTCTCTATGCGGAAGCGGCAAAGAACGTTTCCTTGCAGTTCGATGGTTCGGAAACGCGCACACTCAATTGGAATGAAAGCGGAAGCTCAACGAGCACAGACACGAGCAACCAAACGGAAACGACGAACCGCAACGAAAACTCAGATGATTACTACAAGAAGCGCGATATTCACTCTGATTATCCGGAAACTTTGCTTAGCTCAAATTCTGATTATGTGACGAGCGGAAACGACCTCGAAGATGAACGCATGCGCGAAGTTGCCGAGACGGAAGCAACCACGGCAAGCGGAACAGGTAGCGAACAGAGCAAAAGCGCACGCGAGCACACGCAAGATGCGAACTTGACAAAACAGGCATCGGCTAGCGAATGGTTGAACAACATACCGCTTGCACTCGAATTGTTCGGGCAAATCGACAAACAGCTATGCGACGAATTGGAAGTAATGTTCGTGTCGCTTTATACTGCAAATTACAATGGATTCTAAAAGGTAGGTGATCATATGAATTGCTGCACTAACGAGCTGATGCATTGCGTAGACAACCGCTATATTCCCGGCTTTCTCGCATTCACGGCATTTACTCCGGTAATTCCAGAAAACTACTGGAACATCGACAGCGCCGAGCAAAGGTATTTTGCGCTATGCAAGCAGATCCAGAAGCTTGCATGCTATGCACAGTTCACGGGCGAAAAGGTCAACGCGAACAAAGACATGATTGACGCGCTTTATGCGCAGTTCGAGGAATTCAAGGCACACGGCTTTGACGATTATTACGCTGCTCAGATTGAACAGTGGATAGCCGACAACATGACATGGATTATCGAGAAGTCAATCAAGATGGTATTTTTCGGGTTGACCCTGGACGGCTATTTCGTGGCATACATTCCCGATTCATGGGAAGATATCGTATTCGATACGGGCATGGTTTACGGGCGCGAGGATTACGGGCGCTTGATTCTCAAAATGCAAGTTGACGACACGTTTCAGGTTGTAGACCAGCCGAATCTTGACCACTAAGAAAGGATGATGACAAAATGGCAGTACGTCAATATATCGGAGCGCGTTACGTCCCTATCTTCGATGGTGCATGGGACAACACGAAAGCATATGAACCGCTGACCGTAGTTGAATATCAGGGCAACAGTTACACGAGCCGTCAGGCCGTGCCTACTGGAATAGCAATCAGCAATACTCAATATTGGGTAGAAACTGGCAACTACAGCGCGCAGATCGAAGCATACAGGCAGGAAGTGCAAGCCTACAATAACCGCATTGCAACGCTCGAAGGGAAATTCCCGGTAGCAGCAAACGATATTGCAAGCAATGCAGTAACGTCTGCAAAAATTGCAACAGGAGCCGTGACCAGTACGAAAATTGCCGATACAGCAGTGCATTACGAAGCTCTTAATGCAAGTTTGAAGCAAAGCATCGACAAGATAAACAACATGGTTGACAATCGCGACATGCGTTACATCAACATCATCTGCATTGGTGACAGCTACGGACGCGGTGTTGGTGGTATCAACAACCCGCCTGATGATATGCGCGGATGGCCTTATTACATGAATAAGCACGCGCATTTCAACACGTTCATTAACGTTTCGAATTCGGGTGCTGGTTTCGCTAATCAGGGACATAGCACCGAATACGACGGCATGACATTCCAAGACCAGCTAGATTATGCATATAACAATCTTTCGACGCTTGCAAGCGGAATTACTGCAAGCGATATTGATATCGTATTTGTAGCAGGTGGCTATAACGACCATTCGCACGCAGACGTGGACATTATTGCAGCTTGTCAAAATTTCTGCGATGATTCTCGTGCTAAATTCCCCAATGCAAAGATTTACTTTGCACCACTTTGCACCGGTAAGGTAAATTTGCATCCTGCAGGAGAATACTTCCATGCTTACAGCTCGCAGTGTGACGGCATGGAACAGCGTAATGCTACAGTTTTTGAAAAAGCTTTGTATATTCTCATGGGCAGACCTAACTATTATTGCAGGTCTACCGATTCCCACCCATCAGATGCAGGGCATCACAAGCAAGGTCTAGAATTGCTAAACCTGCTTTGCGGTGGAAACGTCAATCAACAGTTGAAAACCTATTGGACTCAGGAAACCGAAGGTTTCAGTTGGGAAAGTGACATTACACCTTCTAGCAATTTTCACTATGGTTGCGTTGATGGTAAATGGATCATGAAAGGTGCGCTCACCATCGAAAGCTGGAATGGCTGGACGGCTAAAAAGCTTGGCACATTGCCTATTTGCATGAGGCCGATTGAAAACACTTTCATTATCGCTATCGTATATGGTGCAAACAAACCCGCAGTTTGTCGCGTGGCACTTGAAACCGATGGAGATATCATCGCATATTCAATTACATCGGCTGAAAGCGCAAGCGTACCGGGTACCATGAACAACGTGCAAATCATCATTCCCTATACGGAATTTGCCCTTGGTGCGGTGATGTAAAATAATTGTTGACACTCGCAACGATTATTACTATACTTAAAGCATGGTAATCAACCGTTGCGAGTGAAAGGCAAACCATGAAGTACGAAGTTACACAGCAGCAAGCTAACGAGATCCTCTACAAGGCATGGGAAGCCTGGGACATGTTCCGCAGCCTGGAAGGAATAGACGGCATGCGCGAAACTGCATACAGCTATAAGAAAGCTGCACAGGCTTACTACGAATGCTGGACTGCAATAGTAGGCTATGAGTTCACAAACGGTATTTGGGAACTCGACAATATGTGTGCAGAAGATTTCGAAGAGGTCATGAAGAACAGCAAAACACAAGAACTGATTGACCAATTCCAAGATTACACGGGACTGTTCGTCTAACCCTCACCCACAAAGCCAAGCCAAGCCCTCCGGAGATCGTGAGATTTTCGGGGG